CACAACCAGATTTAGGTGACCAAATGCAAGCAATGGGTATTGGTGTCTCAATGATTTCTAGTGGTATTGAAACACTAACAGTAGAAAAAGCAAAAGTATTAGGAAGACTTGGTAAAGAAATAGGTCAAGGGTTTGATAACTTTAATTTAAACTTTGGTATGATACCACAATCTGCTGGTGCTGGTCAAAATCTTTATGTTCCTTATGGTGGAGTTGGTGGACAACAACAAAATCAACCAATGTTCGTCAATCATGACAACAGTACAAACATCACCCACGAAGCAGGTAGAGGTTATTCAGCTGCAGGTGTAAGTCTAGACCATATTGAAAAATTAGAAAAAGAAATACTAGGTTAGTCTATTGATTTATACTTTTCTTTTCTTGGAATGACTTTGGTTTTGTCTTTGTGAACTTGAGTTAAACTATGGTCTGGTTGATGTTTGCGTGACTTTATCTTTGGTTTTTTCTTACCAAATATTCTTTCCCAGTTATCTTGAAATTGTTCGTCACTCACTTTCTTTGGTCTTCTATCTGAACCTTTTCCACCAATCCATTTACCCATAATATCCTTGAAGTGTTAAATTAGCCCCTCGTCTATTATGACAATATTGTCTATTCCCGCTATTTAACCGATATCACTCTGCCGCAATTGATATCTTTCCACGATTGTATACCCAAACCTCAACCATCCTACTTGGTATAACTCTCTAGGTCTGTGTTCACCTAGTCCCCTACAACAATCCTATTGGTGCATACTATATTTATAATTCACTTTCTTTAGGATTGATAATCCTTACACATCATTTGCAAGTTTTTGGAAGTATGAGAGTGACTCATCTTCATCTACATCTGCTGATGCAGTTGTAGGTTCTGCAATTGTTGGTTCTGGACTTGGAAATGCAACATCATCCATGTCAGATGCAACTGAAGCTGCAGTTGCTGTTGATGCTGTCATCCCTAAAACTCTGTCGAGTTTTTGTTTGAGTTCATCATAAGATTTGAACTCACTTGGTGCAATCACATCTTGTAAAGAATGTTGACTATTCCAGATTGCTTCCAATTGTGCATCATCTTCTGATAATGGTTTTGGAGTTGCAAACTCTGACTTATCATAGTTCCAGTATCCATCTACTTTACGAACTTTGATTTTAAAGTCAGCACCTTCCCATAAATCAAATGGGTTCATAGGTGTTTCATCTTGGAATTGAGGTTGCATTCTATCCTTCAACATTTCAAATATTTTCTTACCATATCTGAATAGGAATACTTTACCTTCATTCTCTGGATGTGTTGGGTCAGAAACTACAAGAATGTTTGACACATAGTGCAACCTTCTTTTTTGTTTCCTTGCAATATCCTTGTTTGCCTCAATACCAGAGTTCCACAATTCAGTATTGTGTTCTGATACTGGGTCTTTATCTCCTAGAGTAGTCAATGACTTCTCTATGTACCATCCACCTGGCCCTTGAAAGCCATGGTCGAAGTATTGAACCCAAGGCATGTCTTCACCTTGAGATGCTGGTAAAAATCTCACAACTGCATAACCATTACCAGTCTTATCTAAATCGATTTTCCAGTATCGGTCATCATTGTATGATTTGGTTTCACTACTAGAAGTTTTTTCTAGTGTTGCTTGTAAGGTGTCGAATCCACCTCTAGATTTTTTTAAGTCTTGAAATGACATATTATTTTCCTCGTATTGCATTGTATTTGCATTTTATTTTATTGTATTAGAACAAGTATTCTTCCAGTGGAGAAACACTTAATTCATCCTTCATTATATAATAATCTATGTTTGGAAATCTGTCAACTAAAATCTTTAGTTGGTCTGTTTGTGAAATCCAGCCTTGGTCACCAGTCTCAACAAGTCTGTTGTTTTCTGGGTCATCTTCTGTTCCATAACATGGAGTTCCAGCATAGATGTTATTATATTTAGTCGTATCGTAATTCCAAACAGAATCAAATCCGACAAAAACTACATTATCGTAGTCGTGGTTCATTGATGCCATTGCAGCTGCAGTAGTACCAGCAAACCAATTCTCAAATAGATGGTAATCATCTTCTGGCCCACCTATCTTTGAAATCTTATAGTCATCCTCTATTCCTATTGCTTGCATTTCTAGGATACCAACATTACCATTACCCTTTCCATGCATAGTCACTTTAGAATGACTTGGGTCTATCCATTCTCTCACTGGTACACCCATTGTTCCCTTTATAATGTTATACTCTTCAAATCCTAATGGGTCTTCCCATTCTCCAGAGAAATAACATTTGTTGTATTTTGGATACTTTGACTCACAACACTCACCCATGATACTTACATCTATAATAGTGAGATAGTCTGGTGTATAGTCACGATATAGTGCATTACACCCCCATACATCACCTGTAAGCAAGTTTAAGTCTAATCCGACCCTAGACATCCCATTTCCTATAATGTATGCTGTACGACCTTCTGATAGATTCAAATAAGAGTACATTGTAGGTGTTAGTTCCTCTGCAATCTCTGGGTCTAATGTTGTATCAAGAGTCATATATTTCTAATATCTTTTGTTTTAACTTATCTTTATTGTATCCAATAAATCCATGTGTCTTTTGTATTCTCTGTTTAAGTTCAGGCCATACATATTGTTCTGTTATGTTTATGCTGGAACTCCATCCAATAAGGGAGTCAAGTAATACTCCTGTTCCAAATGATATGGATTTTGATAAAATATTGGAAACAATGATAGGATGAGAAGAACTACCAGTATCAAATAGATTGTCCAGTTTTCCTTCAAGTGTGTTAAGATATCTGATATCTTTTTCAAAACAGTAGAGAAGAGATTGGTTGTATTTCTTCCACTCTGTATAATTTTCTTTTGCTTCTTCACCAAATAAATCTCCTACCCAAAAATCCTTTTGCATGAAGTTTGCAATGTAGAAATCCTTAAGTTGTCCATTGTGTTGTTTCCTAAGCTTTGCAAATTGAAACTTATCATTTCTTTTAAGATAACTTTCAAACGATGCACTGACTTTACCATTGTATCTGTTGAAATCATAATCTGAATTATAATGTAATTTAATTCCTAGATATAATTTGTATGACTCATATCCAAATTTTGCATCCAAATCCTATCCCTACCTATGTGTTCTTTTATATTCTTCTAATGCCCTTGCTTCACGAAGTTTCTCAATCTTAACTTTTCTCTTCCACTCGTTCATTTTCTGTTGTCTCTTTTCAGATGGTTTAATGTAATATTGTCTACTACGAACCTCTGCAACTATACCATCCCTTTCTGCTTTCTTTTTAAATCGTCTAAACAATACATCAAATGGTGGTGGCCCAGATGGTTTCTTTGGTTTTCTTCCCCATTCTTTTTGTCTTTGTGGTCTACGATTATGTGGTTTCATATTGGTAATTTGCCTTTTCCTTTCTTTGCATTTGGTTTTAATAAATTGTATGACATTGCATCACTTTCAATCTTTTGTTTAAGAGGTGGAGTGATTAGATTCTTAACTGACTCTGGGTCAAGATGTTGTGTTTCACAATAGTAAACTATTGCATCAATGTAATTTAACCCTTTAGTTAGAACAACTGTTTCAATTGCTTCTGCAAATCTCTTTTTAGTTAATATCATTACTATTCTAGTATCTCACGAATCTCTGATTTGTCAAGTCTTTTTTTTCCCATTTACATTCTATATCTTTGTCAAAGACTTTTAAATAAACATGATATGCACTGACTTCATCACCATAAACTCTATCTTGCATCCAACCATAATAATCAAAATTAGTTGCTGAGTATATCGTTCCTTCATGTAATTTCATATCTGCAACTGTGACTATAACCTTTGCATCAATCATCTTTATAGTACGAGATAAGAACCATGATGTTATGTTGTGTTCATCTGATGGTGATACTGCAAGTCTAGCAATTTCCCAGAACCCCTCACAATCTTCTGTATGACAACCATAATGTTCTTGATGAAATCTTTTATTATCTCCACCAAAGTTATAAGAACAGTATTGGACTGCACCAACTAACTTATCGTGATTAAACTCTGGACTTCTCTGGAATAGACCATAACATTTGTGGGTAATCCATTGACTCTTTTTTCCAAATATGTCTTGAAGGTAATGTTCACTTTGCATGAAGGATTGAGTATCCTCAAGACTAATCTCACTTATCACATAATCTTCTTTCATTATTAAACTGGTGGGTTATTGTGTTTTCTATATGATGATTTTTCTTCCCAATTCTCTACTGCTTTTTTGATTCCTTCTTCTGCAAGAACTGAACAGTGTAGTTTGATAGGTGGTAGTTCAAGAGCTTCTGCAATTTCTTTATCTTTAATTTGTTTTGCCTGTTCAATTGTTTTACCTTTAAGCATTTCAACGAACATCGTAGATGATGCAATTGCACTTCCACATCCATAGGTTTTGAATTTGACATCTTCTATTGTGTCTCCATTCATCTTTAGGTCTAGTTTCATTACATCACCACATGCTGGAGCTCCAACCATTCCTGTTGCAACATTAGGGTCTTTAGGGTCAAACCTTCCAACAGAGTGTGCCTCTGGATTCATCAGAACATTTTCAAATCTTTCTACTACTTTTTTACTGTATGCCATAAAACTAAAATATATTTGATTATAAATATAGGTGATAATTATTGGGAATTATCATTATCTATCAATTATTTATAAGGAGACCGAACTTAAATGAGTCGTGCTATTAACTATATTATTGAACATCGTTGTGAAATTTGTAAAACTATAAGGGAACTTTGTGAGTTCTCATTCTATATGTTAGCACCAATTGCTTTACCATTTTTTATAATGTGGATGTCTACTACAAGATTCTAGAGACCATACTGTTCTCTATATTGTCCACGAAGTTGTTTTAACTTCTCTGTATACTTTTCACTTGGTTCTTCGTAAAATATCTGACTTGTACCATCATTCACTGCAATCATTGTGATGATTGAATGTACTTTTTTACCTGTAAGTTCCTCAAACATTTTTGCATATGCAGTTTCCTGTATAAAATAATTTTCAATCCATTCTCTTCTTTTTGGTTTTGCACTGGTTTTAAAATCTATAATTGAAATGTTATCACCAAAATACTCTGCAATGCAATCTACTCTACCTGCCATTTGTAGTTTGTGAGAATAGAGTGGTGACTCAAGTCCATGAACAGTTCCAATCTTGTTTAGTTCTTCCTCTAATGAGATGAATGCTTGTTGAGTTGTGGGCATTGCACCCTTGAACTTCTCTTCAAAGTTATCTCCTCTGATATAGTCTTCAAATAGTTGGTGTGCAGATGTACCATGTCTTGCAGCTTGAGTTGATATCTTATTTGCTTTCTTTTCACCAACTCTCTTTCTCCACTTCTTGATTGATTCTTTATTCAGAAGTCCAGTGACCGATGTGACAGATGGATACTTTTCACCTGTTGGTGTTATGTAATATCTTTTACCTTCAATGTTTTCTGTGGGTAATGATTCAAACCCATAGTCTATTATGTTAAATGTTTTCATTTGATGATTGAGAATCTAGGTATTCATTGGTTAATCTATCTAATTCTCTAGGGTCATGTTCTCCAAGAACTTTTACTCTATAAACTTTCATGGTTGGTTCATTTTCAACTGTGCCAAATTCTACTTCATATGGTAATTCATATCCTTTGTGTTCAAGAATCTGCACTTTACTTAAAAATTCTCTATAATCATCTGCACTCAGCACTTGTGGTAGGTTAGTCACTTTTGTT